CTGGATATTTCCAGGACTAGTATCTATTCTAGGTATGATGATCTGGCAGGATGTTACAGAGATAAAGAAAGACGTAAAAGCATTAATGCTTCAATCAAGTGTAGATAAGACACGTATAGATGCTTTAGAAAGACAAGTGTATAAAGCCAGTGTAACTTATAAGGTACCTTTTCCTATTGATAATTTTCCTAAAGAGCCAATTGCTAGACTAGTTGCAATAATGAATAAGGATGAAGATGATGAAATGGATAATAAAGATATTTAAGTATATAGAAAACATGTGGATAGGTAGGGATGGTAAGCCTTCTATTCGTAGAGTGTTTGCTATTGCATTGATAATTGATTTCATTAACAATACTAATTACGCAATACATAAATGGGAGGTGGGTAAGTCATATGCAGATGTGGCTATGTTATTAGGAATAGAAGCAGGACTTGTTGCTGCGTTATTAACACTCACTACATATTCAACAACAGTCAAACTACCACCAGCATCTACAGAATGAAAAATAATATTCTAATTATTTTTGCGTTGATTATCGTCGCATCTTGTAAACCAGCTAAGGTGGTAACTATATCCGAAAAGATACGTATTGATACGGTTAGAGATTATAAATTAGAGATAAGATATAATGCTGTTCATGACACATTGTTAATTGAGAACCCTTGTGATTCTTTAGGTTTATTAAACTCTTTCTATAGTAAGTTAACACTACCACAAGGTAAGATAATTATAAGATCATATAAAGGTAAGATACAAGCTACAGTAAACATTGATTCAATAAGAAGTGTTTACGAGAAAAAGTATCGTTATAAGGAAACTTCTGATGTTAAGTTATTTGAAAAGATTGAAATAAAGACAGTGTATCCTACATGGTTAATTGTTGCATTTATTTTTGAGAGCTTACTTATACTTGTGTACTTATACTTTAAATTTATCTTTATAAAATGATGAAGAAACTTATAGATTTTATTAAAGGATTGTTCTGCAAGAAGTGTGTTATAAAAGCTAACGCTGTTATAGCTAAACCTTCTGAAGAAAAGAAAGAAGCTATTGCTAAGAAGAAGAATCTTGATAAACTTGCTACAGCAATTAAAAAGAAGAAGAAGTAATGGTAACTAGTGTACAAGCTTTAAAGAAGTACGGACAGCCAGATCTTCTTGCTACACAAAGTAAGAACATGGTGATGTGGGATGTTCCTGCAGCATTAGAGATAGGAGTTATTCCTAAGAGGCTATATTGTAATAAAGATATCGTAGGCCCTTTAACACAAGCATTCACAAGTCTTATAGCTACAGGACATGTAAAAGAACTCAAGACATGGGATGGATGTTTTAACATTCGTAAGAAGCGTGGACTAACATCTATGTCATTACACTCTTGGGGAATAGCTATTGATGTTAATGCTTTTGAGAACGGATTAAATCAAATCCCTAAGCTATCTTCAGGCTTTGTTAAATGCTTTAAAGATGCAGGTTTTGATTGGGGTGGAGAATGGCAACGTCTTGATGGTATGCATTTCCAATTAAAAAATATATAAACATGGCAAAGGCAAAAGGTTCTACAGAATCAAAGAAAGTTGTATTTGGTGTAAGACGTAAAGGTAAACATCAGAAAAACTTTGGTCCCAAGGCAGCTCCTAGTAAGAAGAAGTATAGAGGACAGGGACGATGAAAACACTATATAAACTTGTAGTGGGTGTTGTAGCAATAGGTATTGCGTGTGCATATGTCATAACTATAACTAACTTAGTTAGAGTTGCTAATGAAACTCATTAATCTAATTTTTAATAACAATAACACATATTGTTAAAACTAATTTATATTTGTTATAAAATAATAAAACAATGGCTATACCATCTAAACAAATAGGCTGGGGAACAGAAGAAAATCTGTTGTGGCAGATCTCCAAACAATTGGAGAGTCTGACAGGCGTTGCGTCCACTATTACTGGTGGAACAGGCAGTAGCGGTTCCTCAGGAACCAGTGGTGGATCAGGTAGTTCAGGATCAGCAGGTACTGCAGGCTTGAGCGGAAGCTCAGGGTCTTCAGGAATCACTGGTACAAGTGGACTATCTGGAGATAGATATGCTACTACATCTACTACATCATTTACATTAGGGAGTGGTGGAACTATAACTATAGGTACAGGTTTAGCATATACAGTTGCTCAAGACATATCAATCGCAAATGATATAACTCACCATCAAATTTCAGAAGTTGTATCTTACAATTCTGGAACGGGAGTTTTAGTATTTGGTGCTCCTTCAGAAACTATAGGAAGTGGAACATTTACTAGCTGGGTTGTTAACCTTAATGGTGCAGCTGGTGGAAACGGTAGTTCTGGTACCTCTGGTTCTTCAGGAGTTGCTGGTACTTCAGGTATTGCAGGAACATCAGGTGTTACTGGTACATCTGGCTCATCTGGAACGTCAGGTGCTTCGGGAACCAATGGTTCATCTGGAACATCGGCAAGCTCAGGCACCTCTGGTTTAGGAGGCACAGCTGGTACAGCTGGTATAGCTGGAACTGCTGGTACATCTGGTACAAGTAGTGGTCCTACTACATCTTATGGTTTATTTGCTCAAACAGCTGATAGTACACCTGTAACTGCTACTACAGTAGAAACAACAATTATAGGAACAGGAGTAGGTGGATTAACTGTTCCAGCAAATGGATTTCAAATAGGGGATTCTTTTACAGCTTCTTTAGATGGTGTGATATCTTGTGTAAGTTCAGCAACAATACATATTCATGTTAAAACATTAACTGGAGTTATATTAGCTGACACTGGAATAATTACTCTAGCTGCTGCAACCGATAAGAATTGGATAATGAATTTGTATTTTACAATAAGAACATTAGGAGGAGCTACTGTTGCATCAATTTCATCAGGTGGGTTATTTTCTTATATTAGAAATGGAGGAACTCAATTTGAAGGATATGTATTAAGTACAGTTAATAATACAACATTTGATACAACTATTAATAATACACTTGTAATCACTGCACAATGGAATACTACTAATGCAGGAAATTCAATAGTCTCAAAAAACTTTAATCTTATTAAAGTATATTAAAATATATTAACAATGGCTATACCTTCAAAACAGATAGGGCAACCGTCTAGTACTAAAGCAGGATTACTCTGGCAGATCTCTAAGCAATTAGAAAGGTTGACACGTGTATTATACAATGTTGGTCATCCAGCTACAACTACAACAACGACTACAATACCATAATAAAGATTAAACCAACAATTAACTACATATGAAGGAATTAAAATTTATCTGCGCCCAACCAGATGATACCTATTATACATGGCAGGTTCATCTATGGGTTGAGAGTCTTAGAAACATAGGACACTCAGACAAAGCAATTGTTCTTATATTCATACCTAACTTTAGGGAGAAGAATGAGAAATGGCAACAGGTGATAGATCTATATCCAGAAACAGAATTCATATTCTATAAGGATGTAGATGGTGTAAGTTCAAAGTTAGGAGTGTACATTCCTGTTCTTAGGCCGTATGTGCTGATGAAATACTTCTACGAACATCCAGAGATGAAAGAGAAAGCAGTGTTCTATTGCGACTCTGATGTAGTGTTTACAGATAAATTTAATGTTGATCTATATATTGATGATGAGGTTAACTACTTATCAGATACAAACAGTTATATCAACGCCTCATATTTTGACAGCAAAATTCATCAGGTGCTTCCTGAAAAGTTAGAAGCATATAAAGAGATTGACGTTCTTACAGAAGCTACAGAGATGTGTGGTATCACACGACAAATAGCTGAAGCAAACAACGATCATTCTGGAGGTGCTCAGTATTTGTTAAAGAACATTGATGGAGCCTTCTGGGAAAAAGTATTAAGAGATTGTATTTCAATACGTACGTATTTATTAAGTATCAATCGTTTATACTTCAAGGATGAGAATAGTGGTTTCCAGAGTTGGTGTGCAGACATGTGGGCAGTTTTATGGGCTCTTTGGTTTAGAGATGCTGAAACAAAGAATATTCCTGAGTTGGAATTCTCGTGGAGCTCAGATCCTATTGACAAGGTCCATAGGTTAGGTATATTACATAATGCAGGAATAGTTAGTAATGACATGGGTGACTACCCAGCATTCTATAAAGGACATTATCACACAGGTGCTGATCCCTTACAGGATCCTCATTTAGAATATGTATTCAACGATGAAAGAGCACAGAAAAAAGGTACACATTATTACACAGAGCAATTAATTAAATTAAAAGAAAAGTATAAATTAAACTATTAATAAAATGGCAAATCAGAGAGATTTAAAAGCATTTGTTCGCTACGATGGTAGTGGAAGGGTTGTTGCAGGCAGCCTTATTCTGAGAAAACAGAAACCTAAAGTTGGAAATTGGCAAGAGATACAAGGGTATGCGTGTTGCAATGGTGCTACACTTACTACTACAGTAGCTACTACTATTACTAACTTCCAAGTTAAATTGTTCTGTGGAGGAACATTAACTGAAACATTAATTTCAGGACAAAACTCTGCATCAGTAGCAGACTTAGTTAGTAAGTTGAATGCAACTTATTCTTTATTAGGAGTGTTTTCTACAACAGGTGGAACAAATCTTACACTTGTAATGACAGGTGCTCAAGTTCAGGCTATTTGTCCTAACTCAGCTCCAACGTTTACAGTTACAGCAGTTCCTGTAGTTACAACTACTACAACTACAACCGTTGCTCCTACAACTACTACAACTACAACTGTTGCTCCTACGACAACTACGACAACTACTGTAGCGCCTACAACAACGACTACAACAACAGCATTATAATGGCTAAGTCATTATTTCCAGAAGAAATGTTAAGTAATGCAACTGGTAGCGATCTCTCATTAGAGAGTATCGCTGCTAGGCTTACTTACTTTCATGAGCAATTACATTTGACTCACTGGCAAACAAAAAGTTATGCAGAACATCAAGCTACAGGAGCATTGTACGATTATGTACATGATTTCAAGGATGGATTGATTGAGAAGCTTATGGGCTATACAGGTAAAAGACCTGGAGCTTATAAAATAGAACCTCTTACAGATTGTACAGCTGAAAAGTGTACATCGGATATAATGTCATTTGCATCATCGTTAAAGATGTATGGAGAGAGAAACTCATATCATGATGTATGTAACTTAGCTGATGCATTATCTGGAGAAGCGGCTAAAACTAAATACCTATTAACCTTGTCTTAAATGCAAGTAGAGAAGAGATTCTTTCCCAAAATAATGACTGATAATGATGAGATATATTTCTCACACCTAGAAGGCATTATAGATTCAGTGGATGAATTATCTACCATGGAAGTTATAAAGCATCCTAAACATTATTCATTCAGGATAGCACCTTCTCTACCTAAGTATACAAACATGTTAATAGAAGAACTGTTTAAGTTTCATAATCTGTTTCAGATTAAACTAAACATGAGTAAAAGCATTAAAACAAATGCCGTTATTTCTTTTGAAATAACAATGGTATAATTTATATTTGTACAAACCAAACAATTACAATCATGCAAATAGTTAGAGACGAGGACGGATCCTCAGCAACTGAAGTACCTCAATACGATCCTAGAAAGAAATACACTTGGTCACCAGACACACAGTTTACACTTTCTGGAAACGATTTTGGTATATTATTAAACTCTTTACGCCAAATTGTTTCTACAAAAGAAGCACAGGTAATCTTAAGAGCAGCTGATGCAGCTGATGTTATAGAGAACTTAATGGCACAAAGTGTAGCAAGTGGAAGTGTTATAGAACATCCAGAACAATAAATTAAAAATAAAATGGCAAAAATGAAAAAGATGGGTGAGTTATCTGCAGGTGTAGGTTCTCAACCTAAGCGTCAAGGACCCGTAGACCCTAAAGGTGCATGGACTAAAGTACAAGAGCGTACATTAGCTGGTACAAAAAGTGGTAAGCCTGTATTAAAAAAAGATAAGCAACTTGGCGCTACCAAGATGGGTGCTAAAAAGAAGAAGTAAAATGATCTTTGAGCCTGTTAACAGAATAGATGTATCTACACCTAAAGGTGATGGAACCATCTGGCTTGTTACAGAATATGGTCACGAAACTGATACAATGTATACAGTTATTATTAATGCCACAGGGGAGCTCTGGCAATTTACACATCGTCAAATAAAAGTTAAATCAAATATTACGTTTGGTAGAAACATTGATAAGTAAGTGGCATACCTATATAGACATATTAGACTTGATAAGAATGAACCATTCTATATTGGTATAGGGAATGATGAGTCTTATAAAAGATCTACTATAAAAGCTAATAGAAGTACTTATTGGAAAAATATCACAAACAAAACTTCTTACAAAATAGAAATTGTAATAGATAATTTAACTTGGGAAGAAGCTTGTGAGAAGGAGATAGAATTTATTCTATTATATGGAAGAAAAGATCTAAACACAGGTTGTTTAGTTAATATGACTAGTGGTGGAGAGGGTACTCCTGGTATAAAAAGATCAGAAGAATATATATTAAAGTTATCTGAAAGACAAAAAGGAGAAAAATCTTATATGTTTGGAAAGAAGCACTCAGAAGAAACAATAAGAAAAATGAGTGATTCTAAGAAAGGTAAACTGCCTTCTGAAGAAACTAGAAAAAAACTAAGATTAACTTCTACAGGTTGTAAAAATGCTTGGTTTGGTAAATCTACTCCTGTTAGTAAAAAAGTCATAAATGTTGAAACAAACATTATATATGACTCTGTTACAAACTGTGAGAGAAACACGAACTACAAGAAGTTACATGAGAAACTTTCTGGCAGTAGAAATAATAATACACCAATTAGATATTTAATATAAAGATATTAGGGTGAAACCTAATATAACATTTAGAAGGTATGGCAAAGCAATGGATTCAGAAGGCAACAGCCTCAATCAAGCGTAGAGGTACAGAAGGTAAGTGTACTCCTATCACTAAACCTGGTTGCACTGGTAAGGCTAAAGCTCTTGCTAAGACATTCAAGAAGATGGCTGCTAAACGCAAAGCTAAATAATGGCATCTATAAGAAAACCTGGTCCATATAATCCACAGAAGGCTACTGCCTATGTAGGAAAGGGTGTTCTTAAGAATGGAGGCAACATAACTCCTGTTCCTAATGGTCATCTCATCAAGAAGGATGGAACATCATTAAAGAATGGTGGTAAGATAAGCTGCTGGACTGGATACGTTAAGAAGGGCACCAAGAAGAAAGGTGGCAAGACTGTCAATAATTGTGTTAAGAAATAATGGATATTAAAGAATTTGATATGGATAAGTACATCTTACTAGTAGGTAAGAATGCTACTGACATATTCAAATACTATAAGGTTAAAGAAATGCATGGGCTTAATCTAAAGGATGCCCAAGCAGAAGAGGTTGATAAGACAGTGGGTAATGGTGTATACATCTATGGGCTTACAAACTACGATCCTGCAGATAAGAAGCTTATAGCTAAAGATCCTTACAAGCCCTTCTTGTTCTTAAACATGGGCACGTTTAAGAAATACAGTGCTGATGAACAGAAGACAGCTATTATGCATGAAACTATGCACATGGCTCTTCTTTTGTATAAATGGGACGCTGAGAAGAAATCAGAAGAAATAGTCACAATGGCTGAGGATGAGGCCAATAAGATTATTAGAAAACTTAAAGGTATAAAACTTATAAAGTAATGGCTAAATCAGAAGCTTGGCAACGTAAAGAAGGTAAGAGTCCTTCTGGTGGCCTAAATGCAAAAGGTAGGGCTTCCTACAACAGAGCTAATCCAGGTAAGCCTGGTCTTAAAGCTCCACAACCTGAAGGTGGTCCTCGTAAGAAATCATTCTGTGCTAGGATGTCAGGAGTTAAAGGACCTGCAAAGAAACCTAATGGTGAACCAACAAGAAAAACATTAGCGTTAAGGAAATGGAAGTGTTAAACTAATAATATTATGGCAAAGCAAATGATTAAACGTGCTGATGGTTCTACATCACAACGCGGATTGTGGGACAATATTCGTGCCAACAAAGGAAGTGGAAAGAAGCCAACTTCGGAAATGCTAAAGCAAGAAAAGAAGATTAAAGCTAAGAAAGCTAAAGATGGAACAAACGTAGCAAAGTCTGATACTTCACGCTATAACAAAAAAACAGATACACAAGAGATTAACAAACCTCTTAATGATGTTACAGTTAGACCATCATTTGGACAAAATTTTAAAAGTAACATGAGAAATTTCATGACTACTGATTCTACTGACTTTCCAAAAGAAAGAGCTAAGATTAAATCTACTTCTAATGATACTAGGAAGTTTGGTGACAATGCTCAAGCAAAATCTAATCTTCAACAAAGAAAACAGTTTAGTACAGCTGCTAGAGTTATATCAGCACCTGTTGCAGCTGCAACTTCTGCACTTGGCGCTGGTGTAGACGCAGTTAGAAATAAAATTAAGAATAAACAAGATCTTAATAAGATTTCTAAACAAAAAATGGGTGGTAAAGTAATAATGAAAACTAAAAAGAAATAACATGAAAAAGATGATGAAAAAGGCAGAAAATGGTGTTAGTATGAAAGATCCTAAACCTAAAAAACCTGTTCCTAAACCTGCTGTTAAAAAATCAACAGATCCTGCTCCTAAGAAAAGGACTTATCCTATTATTCCTGATGAAGTAACTAATGAAGGTTATTTAAAACTTGGACCTCGTGAGAAAACTCCTGGTGGTGGTTTTTCTAGAAATGGTAGCATGATAAAGAAAGCTAAGAGCGGTGCTTCTATGATGAAGAAAGGTGGAGCTATGAAGAAATGTAAATATGGCTGCAAGTAATTCAGGAGCAAAAGAGTTACTCGACACAATGATGGATGTTATGGAAAACATACAGAATTGTGATGATGCTGCTTATGGATTAAGAATGAAGATTTTAAATAATATTGATTATTTAATAGATGCTTTAATGGAAGAATATGAAGAAAAAAAAACCTGTGCTTAAAATGCACAAGCCTGCAAAAGCACCTAAGGTGGCACCTCCTAAACCAATTAATGGTAACTTTATGAGAGAGGCTGATACGCCTTCAAGATTAAAGAGTCCTATGGCTCCTATGAAGCAAAAGAGACTTTCTAAATAGATTTTTGTTCGTTTCGATTAAATTTGTGATTTTGGGTTAAGTAAAAAGGGAACCATTTGGCTCCCTTTTTCTTTTATGCTTTCTTTATTACAATCATCTTTCCATCATGTCTATTAGATAGATGTTCTATATTAAACTTTTCTCGTTCTATAATATTTGAAACTTCAGGAATAGTAAATTTTGCATCAGAGTATACACTATGTAAGTCTTCGATTATATAATATCCTCCACTTTTTAAATGAGGAAATAAATGTTTAAAACTTGTTAGAATATGTTCTGAATAATGAGACCCATCATCCATTATAATATCAAAGTCTGCTCCATAAATATCTATACACTTAGATAAGTCATTTGGATTGTTTTGATCTCCAATAAATACTTTCATATTTCCTTCTTCAAATTGCTTAGCAGTTGGATTGATATCATATCCAACAAAATCTAAGTCTGGGAAATATTCTTTCCACATCTTTAAAGATGCTCCTGGAAAACGTGGATCTGCTACACCTATCTCTAACATTTTTACGTGCCCTGTTAGTAATGGTTCAAACAATTCATTATATGTAATTGTATAAGAGTGACCACAAAATGCTGCAGTTCCTTTATCTGTACCAATCTTATTGGCAATTTCTGTTAATTTATCAATCATTAGGTAGTTGTTTATAGTAATCATTATCAAAATGAGGAGTGAGAATTATATCTCCTTTGGTTGCATCTAACATTTTATCTGCTTGTTCTAATACAACCTCATTAGGTTGTATTCCCATACCTGATATATGTAATGTACCCATTCCCCATCTATAAATCATTGTATGCTTTAGCTTAGATTCATATATTTTAGCATTATTTCTAAATGTAATATACATATCTTCATCTCCACTTTTATCAGGAAACTCAATTCTATCTAAATAAGCTTTTGTATATACATTACCATTATTGATATTACTATCTTCTTTTTGAAATTCATTATTTATAAAGAAATACATTCCTTCACTTCTATATATTTCATGTCCTGGATTAGCTAAGATATCTTCTTTTACATTTTCAAGAGCCCAAGGAGCTAATAAATCATCATCATCTAAACGATATATATAATCATATTTACATTGCTTATATCCCCATTCAAGTTTAGATGCTATAGATGGAAATCTTTCTTTGCAATTGAAAATTTTTACTTTGTCATGATTATAAATATAATCTACTTCTGGATTGTCATTTATAACAACCATCTCACAGTCTATTGTAGTTTGTTGTTTTAAAAAAGACTCAATTGCTTCTTCTAGAAGGTGATGTCTTTTATATGTTATAGTTAATACAGATATCATTTTGGTTTTATTAAGCCTTGTTCAAAATATGTTGGTAATACAATCCAATCTTTACAATACATAGAGTCCCATTGATGTGGATACTCTGGACCAAACCAAGTTTCTGGCGCCACTACAATCTTATTATTATATTCAGAAAGATAAGCAGCCCACCAAGAAAACGATGAGTTGGATATAATAAAGTTATTACACATAGAAAGAATCCATAATTGCTCGTAACTTTTATACCCCTCTAGATATATTGTATTTGGTAAATTGATATTTTCTTTACACCAATCAAGATCATCACTAGCAATAAGATAGAATTCTGTATTAGGGATCTTTTCAATGGCTTTATATACGTATTCAGGAGTGACAACTGGATGGTAATTAGGAGAGTGTAAGTAATCTCCTCTACGTATATTAACTACAGTGATTTGTTTATTAAAAGGAAACTTGTTGATTATACTTTTTTTAAATTCGTATGTAGGACTAAATAATGATTTTATATTTTCAGTGTATTTTTCAAAATGACTTTCACTTTGAAAATATCCTACATGTGCAACTTGAGATCTATCAATCTCATCTATTAAATCTATTTTTCTAAAGATATTACTAGGATAATCATCATCACCATATGTGAGGTAGTCTCTTTTAACAACAAATTTTTTATTTTCATCAAGAGCTCTAGCATAAGCATGAGCAATCATGAATAAGTTGTTACCAAGTCTACCTCCTATATGGCATGTAATATATTCCATTTACCAAATAAGGATTACATCAAATGGAGATACCAATAACTTATTCTCTCCACCAATAGGAATCACTGGCGCTTTACCTAAAACTGCTGGATCTACTAAGATCTGATCTCCTGGAACGATATCTGTAATAAGATCACCAACAGCATGCACTGTAAGTTTGTTAAGCTTTTGCATCATCTCTCTTTCAAGAGCTTCTTTTGTGTTCTCATCCACAATAAGTTTACCTTCATCTTTCTTAGGAAGGTCTAGCAATATTCTATTGCCACGTAATTTTTTGAAGTCTGCCATTATACTATTTGGGTTAAGTTTTTAAATCTTGTAACATCATCACCTGATAAAGTGATCTCTGTCTGAACTGTCTCACGCTTACGTGTTACTCCACCAGTTGGTTTACCTGTTTTAGGATTAATAATATCTGTCTCAAAAACACGTTCGTGAATATCATCTAGTACTACTAATATAGTACCGTCATCTTTTTCTATAGTAAAAATTATCTTATTGACATTAAAAGAGGTTGCATACTCTTTGTCTCCGTCTGTACGAGTGTAAAAGAATTGATTTGTCATTGGTTTATTATTTAATTGTTATATTCAAAATCTAGAATTTGTCCCACAAGATCTGATCTGTGGTTCTCTTTTAATTTAATCCATTTAATACCATCAATCTTCTTAGAAAGATCAATAGCATAACTAAGTCCATTGTAGCTATCCTTGATATCTTTTTGTTCATTGTCTCCATTAACAATAATCTTTCCTGTTTTACCAAGACGTGTTAGAATAGCAAGCATTTCAGCCTTTGTAAGGTTTTGTGCTTCTTCTACTACTAAGATATCATCAATAGTTTTACCACGAATAAATTGAACAGGATATGCTACAATCTTCTCATCCTTCACCATAGTTTGAATCTTTATCTTATCAGCACATTTAACCAAGTTTTCTTGGAATGCTTCTAAATACGGATTGAATTTATCATCAAGACTTCCTGGAAGATAACCTAATGAATTACCCACTTCAATAGTAGCACGAGTGATGAAGATGTGATCACATTGTTTCTTATTCAAGAAATCTAGTGCTGCTAATGCACACACTAGACTCTTTCCCGAACCAGCTCTACCTGTAACAATTACAATCTGATTATCTATGATTAGTTTTCTAGCATCTTTCTGTTCTTCATTAAGGATAACATTATACTTAATCTCTTGCTTACGCTCACGATTGGGCTCCTTCATATTTTAGTTTTAACGACTCTCGTCTTTTATTAACTTCTTCATACTTGTACATATCTGATTCAACATCAGTATGTTCATCCAAAGTTAATAAAATAATATTAGATTTATCATATTCTAGTTCAGGATATTTCTCTTTAGGAAGTATATGATGAAAGAATGTTGATAATGGCTCCTTTCCTAAGTAGTTTCCACTCACTTCTGAGTAATGTTTGCGTTCTTTCCAGATTTCTAAGAACAAGTTTCTCATTGTTTCTATCTTAGTTTTCTGCACAAACATGTCACGCTTAGCTACTATAAGCCCACCTCGTTTAGGAGTGATGGGTTTACGCTTGATGTGATTCAAGCATAAACCCTTACCCCATATACGATTCTCACATCCTTCTACACTACACGTCTTCACTATCTTCTCCTTCTACTAGGTTACTTATCTCTCTATTTATATACCAGATGGCTTTTTTAAGATCTTGATTAGCACTACCTTTCTTATTAGATCTAAGTATATACTTAATAGCATTACCTAGAGAGAATCCTAAGTCATAGTTCTCAATGATATCTATAACTTCCATACCACCACTACCCTGATAATGATCAGGATGATTTACCATTTCCCTATTTAGTATCTGCTTCATTACTTTACGTACTCCATATGGATCTTGTAATGTATTACCTTGTAATGTATTACCTTCTAGTCTGTGCTCAATGTCCTCTCGACTCATCTGACCAAGTTCATCCATCCCTAGTCGCTTTCTTCGAGCAATTTCTGCTTCATTAGCTTCACGTATTGTCTTAGCCTTAGCAAGTAGTTCCTTAAGCCCCTGTTGATCCATGTCCTGATGTGTTTCTTTCTGTTTCTGATAATTCTTCTACTTCTACATACTGTGCTAATGGTACAGGCATGATTACTAATTGAGCAATACGATCTCCCAGTGAATACATTTTTCTTTTATCCAGTAGTCCAGGTTTGATATTAAACGTAACCATGATCTCTCCACGATAACCTGAATCAATAACTCCAACAGAATTACTCATTGTTAAATCATAATTACGTACAGAAGAACGTGGGAACACAAGTCCCACCATTCCTTCTGGTATTTCTACAGCAAGTCCTGTACCATACACGATCTGATTATCTTTAGAATCATCTACAACTATAGATGTAGCTACAAGATCTGCACCTGCATCACCTGGCTTACCAAACTTAGGCTTCTGTGCCTCTGGTACTAATTTTTTAAATTGAATCTTCATTGACTGTTTCGTTTATTTCGTTTACAACTTCATTAATGTTATCTAAAATATCATGTCGAATCTTATCAAAGAATTCATCATTATCTTTTAGCAATGTTACAAAATCATTATAATCATACTTAGTATCATTATAAGTTACTGTCTTACCATATTTACGTAATATATCAGATGAACTACCTAGATTTATAAGCTCACCAATACGATCAATACCTACACCAAATACAATTTCAAAATCAACTGCTTTGAATGGGGCAGCCATCTTGTTCTTGATAGCCTTAATCTTGGTAACGTTACCATAAGCTTCTGTACCTTCTTTAGCAAGCGTCTTACTAACTTCTATGCGTACGTCACTATAGAACTTCAATGCGTGACCACCTTGAGTTGTTCTAGGATCACCAAACATCATACCAATCTTCTCACGATACTGACTTACGACAATGACACATGTATTGTTTCTAGACAATGCACCTTTTAACTTAGGATATGAATCACTGTTAAGCTTAGCCTTTCTACCAATAGAACTATCACCAATATCACCATCTAACACTTTCTTAGGAATCAATGAACTGTCTGAGTCAATGATGACAAGATCAACTTCCCCAGTCTCAATCATATCAAGAGCAATCTGAAAACCCTCCTCACCATGCGATGGCTGAGCAATTAACATACTTGCAATATCTACGCCTAAAGCAGTGAAGTAATTAGGATCAACAGCATGCTCGCCATCTATGTATAACACCTTACCACCGTCCTTCTGACAGTTAGCTGCAGCGTGTCCACAGATAGTAGATTTACCTGAACCCTCCCAACCTACAAGTTCATAAAGTTTCCCTTTAACGAAACCTCCCACACCTAGAGCGATGTGATCAAATGCAATAGATCCTGTAGAAATAAGATCATACTCATTGTGATTTTTATCTCCTAAAGATAGGATTGTACCCTCTCCATATTTTTTATTGAGGGCGTCTAATGCCTCCTGGAATTTGGATTTTCCAGTGCTAACCTCTTGCTTTTTTGCCATTTGATTGATTTTTTATTGTTATATAAAGATACAAAATATTCATTAAAAATAAAATAGCCCAAGTGTAAAACACCTGAGCTATTTGAACTCTACACAATCTAAATTACTAATCTTTAGATCCCTTCACCCATTTTGGAGTGTAAGGACAGTTTAAACATTTACTGCCACAGCAGGATCCTCTACTTGCTAAGAATTCCTTAGACAAGCTCGCAGGCACCACCTCCGCAGGCAACGGATTCGTTGAAATTAACTTCATCAGATACTTCTTTAATTTTAGTTATATCAATCTCTTTAAGTTCACTAATAAGTGAATTGTATTTCTCTTCAGTGATGTCCTCGAAAGGCGCTTGTTGGTAACTACCTCCCCAGTAGGGGAGCACTGACAAACCATTGTAAAACTCCCGATTTTCCCACATCCATTGACCTACAGTTTCCCACTCATTTATAATAGTTTCACCTTCGTTACCCATCATATCAAACTTACCATTTCCTATTTTTCTTTGAGAATCAATAGAAATGGTAGCAGATACGTTATGAGTGTTCTCACCATCTACATGTCCTGAACCAATCCAGTTAGTAGAGAAATGTTTAACTCTCTCTAATGTATCAAGAGCTGTCTCAGTACGAAGAATAGATCCTTCTGGTGCTTTAACAGGAATACGTACACATAC